GGATCTGAATGCCCGTTTAAATGCGAATTATGGCACGGTTCGTTGTAGTACATGTTTCCATTCATTTAGAAACGTGTATGATATGAGATTACATTCATGTGTTACACGTATACGTAGAGCTGATAACGTTTAGGTTTCCTTATCCTTTACTGTCCAACTCCCATTAATAAGCGCTGAGCGACGCTCCCAATCCGTGATCTTCATTGTATTGGTAGGGGGTGTAATAAGCACACCCTCGTCAACAACGCGGCATTTATAATTACCTGTCGCACACATATGTTCGAGTTCAAATCTCGACGCAAATTGAACATAAGGGGGTAAATGGAATTCCGCTTCGAGTAACGTTTTGTAACGAAATGCATCTTCGAAAGTTTTGAATGCAATTATACAATTCTCAGAAACTTCATCGTCATTTTTTGACATTATGGAATACACACCCATGTCTCCCTCTCTTATAAAGGCCAGGATGTGAAACATTCTCATCTCAGGGTCAACTTGTCCCAAAGGCTTACTATTTGTAGTATCATATGAATAGTAAGCCTTGATTTTGGTATTATATTTTTTCGTCCGTGCATAATTGAACGTTCGTAGGGGGATTCTGGCGGCGAACATGTTTATATTATTAACAAAATATTAAATAGTGCACACTTAGGATCATTTTATTTCCAAAATCTCCGACCACCCTAGAATGCTATCAGTATTCATGTAACACCACGGGTATTTATTTACTCCATCATAACCAGCAAAATGTATGGGTTTTACACCGACATGTTTACAAAGTGCGCATGTTACATCATTATCGTCTATGATAGTACCAATATCTAGGCATGTACAAATATCAGACTTGAATACTTCATGATTCGTAAAGCTATTTGTTAATATCACATCATCAAATAGCCCGGGGTAGTGTGTATCGATCCATTTTTCGGTAACATCTCTAGCGCAACTTTGCCGCCCTGTCACAATATAGATTTTGTCATATTGTTCGCGGAGTAGTTTTATCGCTTTAAGAGAATCATCAAAGGGTTTTATTTCCCGAAACGTCTCGGAATTATAAAATTCGCGTACCATCTCAGATGACTCGTCATTTGTGATTTTGAACATGTTGCTATAAATGTAACTATATTTAGTCTTAGTCGGCATAGTTAATTTTCGCCATTTTGCCATCGGCTTTACAAATGGCATGAGAACTTCATCTATGTCAACGGCTATACGATTCATTATACTACCATCACTCATAATCTCTAATACACACACCGATGGGAAAACGTGGTACATCAAGAGCGGTGAGGTTTTGAAAGCGTACGGTGAGCATCTTCCCCATAAACTTCTCACGATTCTTATAATCTTCTTCTCTCTGAGCGATTGTACCCTCGGGTCTGACTGTGAATTCCCGACCTTCCCGCGTTTTGCAGACCCATACAACCGTGTTAGCATCCTTGCCGAGACCCGACTTGGCACCAACAATTTCATATTCCTCTGTCTGGAAGTCCTTGTATTTGAGAAGGTAATTGCTCCGCTGACCCACTTCATAAACACTTTGCATGTCGCGGATCATTGTACCTTCATGACCCTCCTCAACATGCTTCTTATGCATCATCGGAACGTGGTCCCGCAACATGACCAGCGTAGTCTCCACGTACTCATAGTGAGAGTTCTTGAGAGACTTAACATTTTCCCAACGTTCCTGAAATGTCATATCCAGCTTCTTCAAATCAAAGAAATCAAACACGTGGAACTTGAGCTTCAAAGGGTCGGTCTTGAAGGTACTCGTAAGTTCCTCAAAGTTCATGTTCGGGTCAAAGGCTTCACCATCAACGTATTGACCCTCTTTGAGACCCTTGCCAAGAATTTCAGTCCCGGGCACAATCTTACCAGTCCTAGAGATACCTCCATCCTTGGAGACAAGTAGGCGGACGCCATCAAGTTTGGGTTGAACGTAGAACGGTTCAGAGATATATTTCTTGCGATTTTCCCACTTATTGGCGAGCATGGGTAACACTTGGTTACACTTAGTGTTTTCATTGTTCCACATGGTTTGAGCGCGGGTGATAGCCTTTTCGTAACCCGTCTTGACATTGGTTCGCGACTCAGAAAATTTTTCATTCCCCACAACACCAGATATTTTCACGATGTCCGCAGTTCCATCTCCCAAATCCTCAACTTTGATGTCAATATAGCGGTCGTTACCATGTTTATCTTGTCTGATAAGGCGTTCCATTATACGAATAAATAAATTCTCTACTTTAATTAGATGTCGGATTTACCGGTTATAAATTATGGTAGAATGGAGCGACTTAGGCCTCTTCCGTTTACGACAATTCCATTCAATCTGAATACCCTCAGTATAATCGTTTTACTGATATGTACTGTGATTCTATATCGGCGATACATAGAGGTTAAGAAATCTCGTGAACGACGCCATACTTAATACATTCTTCAGTATTTATGTAGATGTCACGTGACATCATATCCTTTAGAACATCTTTCGGAATATCTGTTTCGGTTTTATATAATTTTTTAACAGTTTTCATAATCTTCTTACACGTCTTTAATTCATCTCGCAATTCATTATACTTACCCATGAACCCTGAACTTAGTTGATGAATGAGTACATATGCATGCTTACCCATGTATCGCCTCGACCCCCCGAGTAGAATAAACGTCCCAGCACTACAACACACACCTTCAACATACGTGTGCACACGTACTCTCGAACCCTTTAGCGTGTCCATAGCACTCATACCCGCATGCACATCACCACCGTCGCTGCATATACGCACGTTAATTGTGGGTACATATCCGGGAAGATCAATCGCTTTTTTCAGTAGATCAACCTCTAAAGCTTTGAACTTTTCTACAAATTCTAAGATATTTTTACGGTCTACGTCACCGTAATAGTAAATATCACAACCCGACACACGCACTTCGGCGACTGCCTCATCGTGTTCGTCCTCGTTTTCAGAACTCATTTATCAAACTTCGCATTTTCTTTTTAACTTTCATTACTTCGTTTGGTTTCAGTTTATTTCCTAACGCTAGATGGTTCATGACGTCGAAATCTGACGGGGATATTTTGTATCGTACTGCGTTATCAAGATGGCCGCTTGAAATGTATCGTCGTATAACACCCAATTCTTCCACACCTAAATGGCTCGTATTCCTGGACTGAATACTCTTCAACTTATTCAATCGCATCTTATAATTACCGTATTTAGTCCATGAACTCCCGGGCTTGATAGTATTTACCTGTAAAGGTTTACCTATATACATTTTAGGGATCGCTGCAGCATGTAATGCATAATATGGCATGAGATCCCAGTCACCCGTTTTATAAATGACACTGTCGTATATATCGGCGATCGACAATGAGTTTATTATATCGACCGTCGAGTGATCTTTGGACTCTAGGTAGTTTCCATGTACGACATCACACACGTGACCATGTTCGTGTAGTGTTTGTGAGATATCAAAAGTTCCGATGGAACATAAAATATCGGCGATGACGTCCTTTGAAGTTTTAAAAATATCCTTTTCACTAGAATTGTGTACATAATCATAAAAATTGAAAATATTCCCATCACATTTTTCTGCGGCAATACGCGAGCGTGTATTGTCTGGGAGAAGAGACGCGATTTCGTCGGGGGTTCTACGCGGTATGATGATGAGCTCAAAAGACGGAAGTACGTGAACTGATGCCGATGTCACTATAAGGGATCTGTTCACACCCCGCCCATTTTCTGATACATAATCTATAATCTGTTTTTGCCAATACACACTGGTATCGTAACCGTCTAATAATACAGTGGACCCCGACTTTAATATATCACGGAATGACAATTGATTCTTATGCAGTGTATCGGCTTGTAACTCTATGACATTCTTATCATGTAGCGCTTCAGAAACTGAAAATGATTTCCCTCTACCAGAGGGTCCACATACGAAAACATTCTTTCCTTCCGTTACATATTGTTTGAGGAGTTGGATTTCTTTTGTGTGCAGCGTTATTGGCCGCTCCTTTTTTTGTGGTATTATTTTAATGAAAGAATCCATTAAGGATGATCTGACTGAACAAGCATTAGATATTTTCTTCAATAATCAAACCTTATATACCAAAATAATAGATCCGATAAAGAGAAAGGTTATACCTGTCATAGTCTGTATCGCACTCTTTAATATTATTATGTTTGTCATGTTGATTTATCTGACTCGTCGCCTGTCGTCGATTTTATAACAATATCAGTGAGTTGATCAGCGGTACGTCCCCTCAACTGACTCAAATCTTTCTTCAGTTCGTTAGACAATTCATCTTCACTTACGAACATCTCGATAGGTTGAATGTGCATTATTTCGGGTTTGAAAATTCCGTTGTCATCTGGGAATTGTTTTTCAAACGATTGAATGACAAAGTATGGAATTGGTGGTGATTGTTCTATAAGTTTATCGTATTCTGCGCGACACGTGTCTATCATAGTAGAACCATCACACGAACGCTCTTCTATAGGGAGTGTCAATTCTAGACGGATCGTTCTAGAAAGTTTGCCATATTGGAGTGACGCGACGCGGTTTCCTTCCATCATTTCACTTATTTTAAGAAACTGCATGATAGTCGCTATTATACCCGCGATCAGATTCAAACCACCGATAATAGCCGGTGCCGCACCCCGAACACTTTCGGGTAGTGAACTCTGTGCAAAATTCGCAGTGCCTGTAATTGTGGAAAGAATGATTACAGGGAGGGAAAAATGCATGTTTTGTTTTTTGTAAATTAAAAATGCGTGATTGTGCATGTATCTGTAACACGCGGAAGCTTCACCCCACGTTTTCAATATTTGTTCTTGTTGTGGAGACCATGTGAATTTGCTTTTTGAACGTAATTTTTTTTCCTTATCCATAATAATAATAGGTTACATTTAATTTCTAGTTCTATATAAAATGAAACGTTCGACTCAGAATGCCATTGGGTTTATTCTCGTCATACTTCTCGGAGTGTACATTGGATACTTGCGACATGTGATGGATAAGGAGAAGGTACAACTCCGAAAAAATCGTAATCGAGCCATGAGAGTCCCTGCACGACTCCCTGCCCCTGAACCAATTAGGTACCAGGTACCCGAACCCGAATTTAGGAAACCTCCAATTAAGAAATATAAACCCGGGTACGTGCAGCAGATGGGTCTATTATCAGGACCAGGGGGAGAAACGCTTCCTCTCTATGGAAAAGAAGCCAGGGGGCATAGGGATAGGTACAATTATTACACGTCCACAACAGGTGAGCAAATATATTCACTCCCCGTGACTCACAATGGTCGCGATTGTATGGATACTCTTGGGTGTCCAGAATTATACGACAATACACAGGTATCCGTCATGGGTAACTCGTCTCCATATGACGTGAAGTTGTACCGAACAGAAAATTTCTTCTAGGAAAAACGAATCCCGAAACGCTTAGTCATGTATTTTTTAGCTTCCGGCATAGAAGGACGACTCCATAATAACCACCGGGACCAAAATCCAGCCGTATGTATACCCGTTTTATTCCAGGTTTCACCCATGCGAGAATGGCGTGCTAAATATCTACGCATACGCTTGGGGTCTTTATGAATAGTAAAATCCGAATACCCCTTACCTCCGAAATCTACAGACTTACCATCTTCAAACGTAACCCTGTATTTTTTTTCACTTTTTGGACTGTTTCGAAGCAACACCTTCATATAATTATACGTACATAAAGTTTTTGTAACGGGCTTAAAGATATATAGCGAATGTAAGATAAGCTGAGATGCCCGAGTTGGTCTAAGGGGTGCGACTTAAGATCGCCTGTGCTATGCACGCGTGGGTTCGAACCCCACTCTCAGCAACCGCTCCTATAGTGTAGTTGGTAAACACTGTGGACTTTGAATCCACCACCCCAAGTTCGAATCTTGGTGGGAGCATACCTCTCTTAGCTCAGTTGGTAGAGCAGTGGACTGTAGTTCCATTTGTCACCTGTTCGAATCAGGTAGAGAGGACCATTCCTTCATAGCTCAGTTGGTTAGAGCGTGCGACTGTTAATCGCGAGGTCATCGGTTCGATCCCGGTTGAAGGAGAAATTGTGTATTTACATCGTACACATTACGAAGAATTAAGATTTCGTAATGTGTGTGACACCCGCGTTTTTATTATGTAATTCTTGTACTGCAATTTTGTATGATATTTATAGATCGAATATTAAGATACTTTTCTAAAGATATTATGTTACCTATACGCTGCTACGCAAATAAACAACAAATATTCGATGTTAAATATAGATGTGATTGTCGATTATTCTGCAAAAAAACGTCAGGTGGAAAACCTGTACCAGTATCAATCTCGCAAACTCTATACCCGAACAATAAAAAATATTATTACCGTATAATAAATGGTCCGAAACATAAGCAACAACAATTTTCCAGAAATGGGTAGTCCAATCGTCGGAAACCGAAGAAATAATAACAACAACAACAACAACAACAACAAAACTAATAACAAACACCCAAAAAATAAAAATGTTACCACGTATTTCAATAAAAAATTCAATAATGTAAACAAAAAGAATATCCCGGCAAGCAAAAGAACCTTTTTGATCACGGACGTCATGGCTAATAAAAAGGTGCGCACCGTTTACGATATTCGTGCACTAAAAAAGTGGCTACAGACACATGGTACGAGTCCCATGACCCGCTTACCGTATAATGCGTCAAATATACGAAAGTACCCCAACCAACTCCCCAAACCTCTCATCGTCAAAATGAAACGTGGACCACCGACTAAAAAGTCTCCAGTTAAAAAGTCTCCAACTAAGAAACAGAGGCGTAGCTAAAGGTGTTTCTGACACACTGCGATATACATATCACTCCCACCTATCAATTCCAATTCGGTACTATCTACGGTGCGTTTGGTAAATGGTCCGATGTTTCCATTACTACACTTCATACACAGCGCGGAAAGTTTGGTAACTTCGGTCGCGAGTGGTATGCAATCGATCAACTCTCCAAACTTTCTTTGAAAACAATCCCCATCTAGACCGGCTAGTATGACCATCTTGTTTTCAAATAAACACAATTCGACAAACTTTCTAAGTTTTGGAAAAAATTGAGCTTCATCGATAGCCACCGTGTCACAATACAAAAAATCATCAGATACTACAACTTCAAATGGATCGGACACTTTCAAACAATTAAACTTGACATTGTCGTGTGTTCGAAGTACTTCGTCGGGTGACCTGGTATCTTTACTAGAATTGAGAACTAAAATATTTTTATGTATAACTTTCAATCTTTTGAGGCGCCGAATGAGTTCTGACGTCTTCCCAGAGAACATATTACCCATTATAATGTGGAGACTCATACTTATTAGTACTCGTGTATATTTTTTATTATTCTTTTTTTATATTTTCAAAGTATGAAGCGGTATGTTTCGATTCTAATCATAACAGTGGCCGCGGTACTTTACTATATTCAGGGTAGATATATTAGAATTACAGATTATTTTATGATAGAGACAACCACACCTAAGGATTTTAGTCAGTTTACATTTGAAGACGATTTCTTAACAAAAGCGGAATGTGCAGAATTATCAACTTACATTCAGAATCACCCACGTATGTCAGAAAGTGATCTAGGAGAACAATTTAAAGGTACATATGGGTTTCAATTTACGTTTAGGGACGCCTCCGTAAAATATGACGTGAGAAATATTGAAAAAATGACCGGTATCGATCTCAAGCCTATTTACAAAATATACAACAAGATCAAACACCCCGGAACGAATGTTTGTTTATTTAATCCACTTCTTATTAATACATCGGTCACAGAGTCCGAAAATAGCACTGCTGAACCCCATTACGACACAACAATTAATGCGATGCGCCTATCTCGTCGTGTTACCCCGGTTTGTACGACTGTTGTATATATCGACGTACCCGACGAATTCTTATGGGGGCGACTAGCCCTGGCAAAATTTGGTCGCACTCGAACTATTGATTTTGCATATATAAAACCTAAGGTGGGACGTAAAGTAACGTTCCGAGGTGACGCATATCATTATGTTGAACCAATGTACAGTGAAATTCCCAAAAAACGTATCAGTTTAGTTTTTGAGCAATATAAGTTACGCCCAGAAGAAATACAAAAATTTGGAAGTATCGAGGTAACATAAAGTCAAGTGACTATATAGTTATATGCTCGAATATACATCTGATGATGGTACCAATATACGTATAGGACAATCTGCAAAGGAGAATGATAAACTCACAAACGGGAGTGTTCCAGAATATTGGTGGTTGCACGCGAGTGGGTATCCAGGTGCCCACGTCGTTGTATGTTATGAAGAGGGAGTTCTACCCAGAGAGGTGAAGCGAGATGCGGCTATATTAGCCATACATCACAGTAAAACACCCGATTTAAAGATGTTGTGTGTCGACGTGACACGTATCGCTAACGTTTCGATGGAAAAGCAACACGGTCTCGTCACACTTGATGGACGTGTAGAACAACTCACAATTTTCAAACGTAAAGAAATTGGACGGTTGGAAAGGCTTTTAAAACATAGACACAAAATAGTAGTATGAGCCATCATCAAGATTGGGAACCTGTCGTCATCCGTGGAAAGTCAGCCCC